TTCTCATAGGATTTCCCGGTGGTTGCACTTGGTTGCACTGGTTGCTGCAACCGTAGTTGCGCTCAGTATAACGCAACCGTAACAGATTTCACGCCGTTTGCAACAACCTTATCATAAAAAATCAATAGGCATGATTTTTTGCAATACCAGACTTATGAAAGGTGCGCCTGTTATCGATCCATTCTTCAACGTCTTTTGGCCGATAATAAACTCTAGTCCCTAGCTTGATAAATGGCGGCGCGTGCTTGGCTCCGCTAAATCTCCAATATTGAAGCGTCTTAACTGAAATGCCTGTCACATCAGATAATTGTGTTTCATCATATAATTGTATTTTGTCCATTGCTCACTCCGTTGTTCAAAAACTTGCAGTTACTGTAAACTGCTAAAAAAATAAAACCGTGGGCCAGAAAATAATATTGTGAAAAAAACCGTGTTCTATTCCGATACGTTGTAGTGCAACCGCACCAGCGCATCCATGTAGTTGCGCTTGACCACCCTGCCATCAGTTCCCATGCCTAACAGCCTCGCCAAGCGTGTCCACGGCGCACCTCTGGCCTTGAACGCCGCGCTATGCGCGACTGCCCAGACCAGCTTGCGATCTGGCTCCGGCATCCGGGCCGTTAATTCCAATGCCTGATCATAGTCACTGATCTGCTTTGACGTTGGCCGCAGAACTGTCTCACCTATCTGCGTCCAGCCATATCCATGCCAGTCATTGATAACATCAGGCCAAGCTGCCATTTTCTGCTTTCGAATGGCCGGTGGCAGGCGGCGATCTGTTTCGGCAGCTTCTAAGAACAGGCTATGTAGGCTGTTAACGTCTGTCATATGCCAACTCCTGTCTTTCAATGAAATCACGCTGCTGAAACTGGTTCATCTGCCAGTAACTGGTTCTGGCATCTTTAAACGCCTCGACTGACAACTCATCTCTGAGCCGGTTCCATACTCTGTCCTGTCTTGCAGCCCAGCGATCCTTGCCGCTTTTATCCGCGACACACCTATAATGGTAATTTGTGTGCTTCACAGTACGGCTTATAAGCTGTTGTATTTGCTCACGTTGCAATTTTTCGCTTGACGGATTTTTTTCGCTTTGTAAAATCAGTGTTACACTCCCCGTGTGGCTCAAGTTTCACGCTTTTTCTCTTTAAACATTTATTCATTTCTGCCCTAGCCTATGAGTGCTTCATAGCTACGCGATTGGATTACATCACTGTGTAATCCAATAGGGCTACACTAGGCACGTGAGACAAATGGCTTGCTGTGCCTTTCTTTTGCTACAGCCTCGCGCCAGCACAAATCATTAGCGCATAGCAGCAATCTGTTTCCTGTCATAATCCAAGTCCCCTGATTGATCTTGTGATCCTTTCCGCACACCGCGCACGGCTCTGATTTGCCACTTGGTGTCGCGCCCTTCTCTCTCCGCTTCATTGACCCATATCCCCATAATCTTGTATGCCAGCGCGTGGCGCAGATAATCGAGCGTCAGCACACCCGGACTGCCCTTTAAATGCTCTGGCAATGCCTGATAGTTGTAATCCTGTTCTAGCTGCATATCATTGCCCAACCGGCGCACTGGCACGCCATACGCCTCTGCTATGTAGAACAGGCCGCAACCTAGCCCGATCAGGCGGCTGACCTCCCTGTCAGCCTCTATCAATGCTGCCTCGCGGTTCATCATTTGGCCTTTGCTGACACAAAATGCATATGCAAGTTCTTTAAAGCCTTTGTTCGCTTCTGTGCGCGTAACTTGCAAATTTCCACGGCATGAGCCTGAGACTCGGCTCTGACATGATAAAATTTTCGATAGGTGAGTTCCAAAACGACATGATACTTTGGGATAGGTGGCTTATTCTTTATCGCCATCGTCATCAGCCCTTTCACCTGTTCCATCACATTGTGGGCATAAAGCCGACTGAACACAGCCATAGCCGTCAGGCTCGTAAACCCAGCCCTTTTTACAGCTTGTATAGCTGTTGCTGTATCCACATCCTTCAGCCACCAGCAGCCTCACACATTTGCCTGACGATGCTTGCTTGGGTTGTATCGCGCAGCTTGATCAGCGGCTTTAGATACGCCTCGACATGGCCAATGCGCTTTGCCGTAACGCAATAGACGCCGCAGCATTTCAGGCGCTCTTGGATATCCTTTTGATTTGCTGACAAGCTGCCGCCTTTCGGGCGCTTCAACTCGATCATTATCGGGCCTTTTGCAGCCTTGTCACGCCACCCGTTATCCGGCACAAAGATTTCCAGATCAGGCCAGCCTGCCGCCATGCCCAGCTTTTTCAAACGCACTTTGTAGGCAACATGACGCTTGCCTTCGTTGGGGCTGTGATGCCAGACACTACCCAGAGGCAAAGCCATTTGCAGCCAGTGAACGACATAGGTTTGCAATTCATCCTCTGTCATCATCAGTCAACAAGTAAAAGTCGTTGGGCTGCACCTCGCCATCAGTGATCCTGACGATTGCCTGCATAAATTTTGCTGATGGAATTTTGCGATCTTCATCGCCCGGCGGCAAACACCAGCGCCTCGTAACAGTGGCATGGGCAGCGCCTGTTTGGCGCGCTAACTCTGCAAATGACCAATCTTTGGCCAATCTGAAATCATTTAATGTCATGCATTCGTAATATGCCACTTGACACAGTAGGTCAAGTAGCCTTATCACCACAAAATGGCTTTAACACAATGTGACATGGTGATAGCATGATACCTATGAATAACCTGAAGAACATGATCAAGGCGTCTGATCGGACATTGCGCGATGTAGCCGCGCAAAAAGGCATCACGCCGGAATCAATCAGCCGCCAATGCAATGGTAAAACGCCTTTAAATGAGTATGACGCACAGGACTATGCCGAAATTCTTGGCTGTAATCCGTGGGATATCATGTACCAAAACCCGCCAGTGCCGTTGCTGGCCGCGATTATGCCGTGGGACGAAATCACTGATGATTATTTTGTCAAAAACGCGCCAGATTCCAAAATACCGACAAGCGACAACGGTGGAAAACCCGAACTTTTTATCGCCCACGAATGGTCTACTGAGCGTTCAAAACGGTTTGAGAACAAGTCTGTTTTTCTGCATGACTATTATAAAGATGAGGTGATGGCGGTCTACTGGGATCACACAATCGACTTGCCAGAAAACAACACTTATACAGCCAGCGCCATTGAGATTGTTGATGCAGAGCCATTGCGAACAAAAACAATATCGAGAGATGGTTTTGGCTATTACAGCTATGCCATGACTGAGGGAGGCGAATTACTCTATGGCATTTTATACCAAGCTGGCAAAAATAATTTTACTATAGAATCAGTAAATTTTGGGACGCATACAAATCTTAAACTGTTGTGGGCTGCCCCATCATTAGCGTTGATAACCCGCCCTGACTTACGCGGGGTAAAGATTGTTGAACGGCCCACGCCAAAATTAAAAGAGGTAATTGGCACCAAGGCACAGGTGGGGGGTGTTAAGTTAGAATAATATTTTACAATATGTAGCTTGACACTAAATGATATGGTCGTTAGAACCTTGGTAGATTGATTTCTATCGGGGTTTTTTTATGTCCTTACCACCAAGCACCAGTTGGGCTGCATCAAAACACTACCATCATCACAGTAACCCGGCGTCACGCCCGGTGTGCCGAACCCTATTTGAAAAGTGCATTATCAGGCCAAAGGTCAACAAGGCTTGGATGATTTTGAAGGGTGATCTGGTAGGCGACAAGCAAGCTGCCAGAGCGACCATTGATCTTTATGAAGATGACAATGCCAATATGCTGGCTGGCCGTGTCGTGCAGGATTGCGCCAATCTTGTTTTGATTGATGAGCATACGCTTGACGCAGCCATCAGGCAGGGCATGAGCCGGTTTGATGAATACCAGCCACGCACATGGGATGGCGGCAAAGATGAGCGCAAGCTGGCAGTCAATCGCGGTGAATTTGCTGATGTGCTGACCAATGCCATTGAGGGTGTGAAAGAAGCACACGCACCTTATGGCCTTAACCGCATTGAGGGCGAGAGCGAGATATTTGCCAATCTGCCGGGGCTGGAATTGCCTTACTCTGGCTTCCCAGATTTCTCACGCCGCATTGAACTTAAAACAAAATGGTCAACTGCCACCGACACAAAGTCGGGCAAGCGGTCTGCCAGCCTGCCAAACAAACCGACATGGCCAC